TCAGAATTTATTAGCACTTCCCTTAGGCAAGCAGTAGAACATGCTAACGCAACGTTGATTGAAGAAGTTAAATATGAATTCACGCCACAGGGAATCACTGCTGTTTGTCTGCTATCGGAAAGTCATATCAGTATTCATACATGGCCTGAGAAAAGTTATGCTGCTGTAGATATCTTTACCTGTGGCAATCATACCAATCCAGATGTTGCTTGCAGATTTATGGCAGACATGCTAGAATCTAAACATCCAATATTCACCGTCATTTATAGAGGAATCTAATGGAAATTGTTGCTTATACAAACCCAGGATGCAGTCATTGCACCACACTTAAAAAACTTTTTAAGAGAGCATTGGTTAATTATACAGAAGTAACAGTTGGAAGAGACATTAATTTTCAATTGTTTCAGCAAAAGTTTCCAAAAGCTAATGGATATCCTTATGTAATTATAAATGGAGAAGAGATCGGTGGTCTCGTAGAGACTGCTAAACTATTTTTAGAAAAAGGATTAGTTGACCCACCCAAAAAATAATATGGCAAAAGTAAATGATGAAATTTATAATATTGTTAACACAGCAATAGATCTAGCAGTTACTTCTCAAAAATATCAATTAAATTTTTACAGTTTTCTTAAGTCTGAAGATATTAAGAGACCAGAAATTTTATCATTTTTAAATAGCTCATTAGTTTCTCAAATAAAAGATGAAATTTCTCATCTTGATTTGTATCTTGATGGTGGTCCAGATGTTGCTGACTTAAGAGAGGTTTATGGATGGATGGGAAAACCACGAGCAAGAAAATATAAAGAATACTTGGTGAAAATAATTGAAGATGCGGAGAAGTATGACTACGAAAGAAGACCTGGGAGAAAACCAGGAAGCAAAAATAAAAAAAAATCAGTTGCCGCTGCAAATAAATAAGGGTGTGGAGTTAATGCTTCGGAGGAAGGAGACAAATTTGCCAGACAAGACTGGTATTATCTTTAGTAAAACTTTTACAATCCTCCGTAAGACATTCAGGATAACTCTAGAGAGTCTCTGAGGATTGACAGAATCAATTTAAAGGAGTAGAATCATGGAAGCAACAGCACCGTTTTTGTTCATTGCTTTTTTCCTTACTGTTGGTGCCTTTATCCTAGGGGGTGTATTAGTATGGAATCTCAAAGACATTTTTGATATGTGGTACGAGAATGCTGGTTATGCCAAGCACGTTTTACATCCAGAAATGTTTGATGAAAATGGTGAAATGTATAGAGATGACCTATTGAGAGTCACATTTGTAGACGATGAAGAGTATGACGACGAGGACTAAATGATTCTAATCGATATGAATCAGATTATGATTAGTAATTTGATGATGCAATTAAAGATGAGTGTATTGAATGAGAATCTAGTTAGGCATATGGTGCTTACTGGGTTACGCTCTTATGAAAAACAATACAAAGATCAATACGGGGAAATGGTCTTAGCATATGACAGTAAACATTACTGGCGTAAAGAAGCATTTCCTCATTATAAACAGAATAGAAAGAGAGATCGAGAAGCATCTGAATTAGATTGGAATGCCATCTTTGAAGTCCTGAATAAAATTCGGGATGAGATCAAACAATACTTTCCATACAAAGTAGTGGAAGTATATGGTGCAGAAGCAGATGATGTTATCTCTTCACTGGTAAAACACCAGGCAAAAAACAATATTAAACTACACAAAACAGGGCAATCTCTTGAGAAAGTTTTGATTTTATCTGGGGATAAAGACTTCATTCAATTACAACGGTATCCGTTTGTAAAACAATTTAATCCTATTTTGAAAAAAGAAATTAAACATGACAACCCCAAAGAATACATTCTCGAACATATCCTTAGAGGAGATAAGTCAGATGGCATACCTAATTTCTTATCTGACGACGATACGTTTGTGGTAAACAAAAGACAGAAACCTATAAGTAAGAAAAACTTAGAAAAGTGGGTGAAGATAGACCCATCTGTTTTCTGTAATACAAAAGAGTTGATGAATAACTATGAAAGAAATAGAAATTTAATTGACCTTACACGTATTCCTAATGATATTGAAAACAAAATTCTCGATCAATATCTATCACTAAATAATCAAGACAAGCAAGTGCCTCTTGAATATTTTAAAGAGCACCAACTTAATGATTTGATGCAGGAATATTATTTCCGCAAGAATACATTGACCTTTAATAGTAACTGATATGAAACTTTTAATTTCGGAAATTCTACAGAAAGTAAATAACGCTAAGACTAAAGCAGAGAAAAGTAAGATCCTGCAAGAGAATAATTCACAAGCTCTTCGCAGTCTTTTTATTTGGAATTATGATGATAGTGTGGTTACACTTCTTCCTGAAGGTGATGTGCCGTATCGAAAAAATCCTGCAGCAAAAGGTCTTGATCATACCTACCTTGAGAATGAGCAACGTAAGTTTGCTTACTTTGTAAAGGGTGGCATGAATGTTAGCAACATGAAACGTGAAGAAATTTTTATTGGATTACTTGAAACTCTTCATGCTGAAGAAGCAGAAGTATTGTGTGCAGTAAAAGATAAAGCACTGCAAAAAAAATACACTCGTATTTCAAAGACACTAATTCAAGAAACATTCCCTAATATTCAATGGGGTAATCGTTCTTGAATATCAAAATCCTACATCAAAATTGTGATCCAGCATTAGCAGAAGATAGAACTCTTCCTTATAACGCATATATTGTGAAGTATATTGATGACGAAGTATACTGTTATGATATAGTAATTTCAAATAAACAAGCGGATATTTTTGATTACTATTGGGATAGATATAGAGAAAGACTTATCAAGTTTAAGCAAACTGAAGGGCGGGTCAATCCAAAACTTTGGGACAATAAACCAAAAGAAGAAAAGAAAAGGAGGTAAAGATGCCTATTATAATTAGTAACGAAGGAGGTGAAAATATTTTAAAATATTCTCTGGGTATTTCAACAACAACTGAAACTTTAAAATTAAAATTATATAGTAATAACGTTAGTCCCACTCCCCTCACAGTAGTTGGAGATTTTACTGAAGTAACTGGTGGCGGTTATGCTGAGAAACCTTTAGATGCTTCCAATTGGACAGTTACTGGTAAAGTTGCATCAAGCAATCCGCAATTGTTTACCTTCACATCTAGTATTGGTCAAATTTATGGGTATTATTTAGTTGGTGCTACCAGCAATAAGTTAATTGCTTCTGAGAAATTTACTTCTGGTCCATTTAATATTGCTAACAATGGAGATAGTATTACGGTTACTGCTACTATTAGTGTTAGTTGACATGATTAAATAATTCTGCTAAACTAAATTCATAATATTGAGGTAAAAATGTCCGAAGAAATTGTAGATGTATCTTCACAAGAAGTACCGCTCACTCCTGTAGAAACTGTTGATGATAGTGGAGTAATTATTCCTGATCCGCAACTTGTTGAAAATGTTTCTGAAGAAGGACTCAAAGAAATTGAAGCAAGGCGGGAAGAAATAAAACAAATGATTCCTCCATATCCTTCTGAATGGCAAGATGCTTCAGAAAATCTAGACTCAGAGGATTCAGATGAATCATTTTCTGAATCATCAACACCTTCTGTGATGGCAAACTTTAAAAAAGATGAAATTAATAAACTTATAAAAAAATATAAAAAGTATCTTCGTAGTAACCTGTCAGAAATCCGTCGTCTAGAATCTTAATTATGAATGTATCTTTAGTATCAGTGACTCCCGATGCAGAAAAAACAATGGCATATGTTGCTAGAGTTAGCAACCCTGCGAATCAAGACAACGAAAACTATGCCAAGTTGCTTGCTTATTGTATTAAGCATAATCATTGGTCTGTTTTTGAGCAAGCTCATATGACCCTTGAGATTGAAACCTCTCGTGGTATTGCAGCACAAATCTTGCGTCACAGATCATTTACATTTCAAGAGTTTTCACAACGCTATGCTGATACCAATTTGTTAGCATCAGACATTCCTATTCCAGAATTACGTCGTCAAGATGAAAAGAATCGTCAGAATTCTACAGATGATCTTGAAGAAGAAAAAGTATTTGTTATGAATAAAATGATTCAAGACCTTTTTAGAGATGCCCAAGATGTCTACAATTTTCTTTTATCACAAGGAGTAGCAAAGGAGTGTGCAAGGTTTGTATTACCTTTGGCAACACCAACACGTATCTATATGACAGGTTCGGTAAGATCATGGACACACTACATCAACCTTCGCTCTGCTCATGGCACTCAAAAAGAGCATATGCAAATTGCTGAGGCATGTCGTGAGGTATTTAAACAACAATTTCCAGTAGTATCAGAAGCATTAGGTTGGACCAATGAATAATAACAAACCAGATATTTCTAAATTGCATAACCAATTTAATGAATTAACTACCTCCGTAGCAAAAATTTCCGAAGAGCAAAGAAATAAAATTAAATTTCCATACGAAGTTTTAATTTCTGTGGATAAAGGGTGGATTCCTTGTGCTATACTTGAAGTTGATACTGAAAAAGAATTAGCTAAAGTGGCATTTTATCATCCAGATCATGCTGGGTGGATGGAAACTTGCCAGGGCGGAGTTTTTGATGAGGTAGTAGAAATGTGGAGAGTTAGAGTGAGAGAGTGATATGAATTTTGTTTTCCCATCAAATTTTGTTTATTGGAATAGTGTTCCTAATCATCAAGAGATAAAAGAAAAATATTATAATAAATTACTGACAGTATCAAAAAACTGGGATAAGAATCCTTATTTTTATACAAATTTTATTAGTAGTTTTAGAGATTATCAAAATACAACAGTAAATGAAGAGATAAAACAAGACTCTTCTTTTTTGCAAAATGTTATTTGGAATCCTATGGACAAAATGCTTTCAGATAATTCTTTTAATAATGAAAAACCACAATATTCTGAGTTATCTGAAGTATGGTTTAACGTTTATAAACCAGGAGAGTCACAAGAAATTCATGATCATACGGGCGGACATTACGCAAATGCTCAAGGTCAACATGTTTGCTCTAGTTACTCTGGAATTTATATTTTACATTTAGAAGAAAGTAATAAAACTGTTTTTTATCAACCAGGACCTTGCCCTGGATTTCCTGTTAATGGATCTGTGAATTATAGAACAGATCATATTGAAGAAGGAAATGTAATTATTTTTCCTTCAACTTTATTGCATTACGTCTTACCATGTGAGAAACCTAGAGCAACCATAGCATTTAATATAATGTCCACATTTAATCACAGAGATTAAGAGAAAGATTGATTAATAGTGATGTTGCAGAAGCACTGGAATAGTGATATAATAGGAGCACTGATAGAATTCGTATGAATATTTTCTATTTAAGTTACGACCCACGCACTTGTGCCGCCGAGCATTGTGATAAGCATGTAGTAAAAATGATTGTTGAGTATGCTCAACTCATGTCTACTGCTCATCGTGTGCTCGACGGCATTCCTTATACTGCAAAGACCGCCAACAATCGCAGCATCAAACGCTGGCGACTTGACAAACCACGCGAAGATATTCTATACAAAGCATGTCATGTTAATCATCCATCGGCAAAGTGGGTAAGGGAATCAGTATCACATTACAGGTGGTTGTTTGATTTGTTTCAACATTGCTGCGTACAATATACTCAACGCTATGGTAAGTATCATAGCACCGAGAGTTTGGTTAGTTATCTTTGGGTGCCACCATTCAATCTTAAAGATGCTGGTTGGGTTGACCCCCCTCCTGCAATGCCAGATAAATATAAAATACCTGGAGATAGCATCCAGTCATACCGCAACTATTATATTGGAGACAAAGTTGCGTTTGCAAAATGGAAGTCTCCTGCCACGATTCCTACATGGTTTATTAAAGATGCCAACTTACAAATTCAAAGATAATAATACAGG